CTGCTTGTTCAGCGTGCTCTGGTTCGGCGACAACGCAGCTAGTTTGGCCGCTGAGAAGGTGGCCGGTGCGATCATGCGCTGCTGGCCGTTCACCTGGTCCTGCCAGTAGACCCAGTCTCCCACGAGCACCTTCAGTGCGTAGCTGTCACAGCCGGCAGTGGTCAGCGCGGTGAAAACAGTTGCGTACGAAGCGCCTGCCGCACCTTGCGAAACCATGTAGCAGCCTTCGGACAGGCCGTAGGTCAGCATGGTCGGCCACTGAGTGCTGTCAGTCAGATCGATGAGGTTCGCCACTTGGGCGCCGCTGCCGCGCAACGCATACATGCCTTTGCGCGTAGCGCCGGTCACGCCATCCGTACCGATCAGGACTGCATCGGTGATTGTGGTGTTGCCAGAGGTGCCTGCTGTGAAGGCGACAGTCTGCGTGGCCGCCGGGGCCAGAATGCTCGCGCCAACCGTGGCGATCACAAGCTGAGACGGGCCGCGAATACCGGACTGGCCGTTGTTCACCGCACTGACAATGTTCGCCCACAGCGCGCCGGCAGTACCAGCGATGTTGTCGAACACTTCAGGCGATACCCCAGGCAGCGTAATGGTCAGCTTCCAGGTGTTCGCGGCAGAACCTGCGGACAGTGTTGCGCTGAGCGAGTTGCCCAGAATGCCGGTGTAGAACGCTGTCAGCGTCACACCTGTTGCTGCGGCAGTGTCCTTCAGAGCAGACGTCGCGGCAGTGTCCGTGCCGTCGGTGACCCGAACCGCGCGAATATTCGACGCGCCCAACTGGATAGACACGGCAATCGCGGTGCACAGGTCGTACTTGCGTACTGCCTGAGTACCGAATTTAAGCGAAGCATCACCAGGTGATCCGATGAGCACCGAACTCCCGACCGGCCCCCAGTCTGCAATGCCTACCAAGCCCAGAATGTCGGTGGGCACACCGTTGATGTAGCGGGTCTTCGGCGGGACCACCTGGATGTACAGATCCGGTGCCGTGAGTGCCGCCGTATTCAAGCTGCCTGCCGGATAGATGGGCATGGCTTCCTCCTAATGAAAAAGCCGCCTTCGGGGCGGCTTTCTGTGTGTGGTTTCGCTTGTCAGGCGGCGGTTTTCAGTACGTTCCCGGCGCACTCGCCCGCCAGTACGGCGGCGACTTCTTCGGGGGCTTCAATTATCTGACCGACCTGATAGTCAGCGAAGGCAATCTTCACGGTCAGTTTGAACTGGGAGGTTTTCGCCTTCGCCGGCTTGGTGTCGTCCATATCGGGCCTCAAGGGTTTCGAATGATTTCAGGAAGCCCGGTCAGGGCGTTGTCGAGTTGCAGCACCGGAGCGATGACTTCGGCTTGCTGCTGGGTTTTCGTGGTGGCGTAGTCGATGAGGTAGAACAGGTCCATCCGGTAGAGATCGGCCTTTTGCAGCTGATCGGTCATCAGCGAACCGGAGTAATGAATAATTCCACTCGATCCGTCGCTGAAGCCGATGTTGTTGCTGTCAGACAGCGCGGAATCAATCGCGCTGGTGACCGCGTCACGAGCCTCTGGCGTGTGCGCCCACACGATGATCTGGACCGGCTGCTCCTGGCGCTTGGTCTCCATGTAGGACGTACCGAATCCACCAACCCTGGCAAAGACGCTATGTGCGCCCGTGAGCGTAATCACCGGGCCTGCGTTACTCGCGCCAGGGATCATGCTCGCCAGCGCCGTGGCGGCCGTGGTCAGCGTGTCACCGACCTGCATGGCGTAGATGTAGCTGGTGCCGTTCAAGTTGATCAGCAGGTTCTGCTTGCTCACCGCACCCGCCAGCGTCACCACCGATCCAGCCACGGTCATCGTGACGGTCTGGACTGGATCACTGATCGGCACCCAGTTCCGGCCAAGATATCGGGTCGATTTCCGGTCCTTACCGTGTGGATAGACGCTGATGTGCGCTTTTCCGGCTTTCAGATCCGCTTCCAGCTCATTCGGAACGGGCCAGCCAGGGTAGATCCTGACCGGAATCCCGAAAGCGCTCGGCTGACCGGTGCCATTTGGGTAAACGATCGTGGCGACCTGCGAGGCGACCTGCTTCAGCACATCAGAGAGGCTCGCCATCGTCACACCTGCGCTTGCATTGCGGTGATGCGCCAGCCCATGTCGGTCAGTTCAGCGCTTGAAATCACGTACTTCCTGCCAAGGTCGCAGCGGATGATGTCGCTGGTGCGCAGGATCACGCCCGGCCATGCCGGCAACAGGATCGTCCACCAGGGCGTCTTCACATCTCCCGGCAGCTTTGCTTCGTTGGTCTCGCCCTTCGTGCCCTGCACGATACTCGCGGGCCAGCCCTGCATGATGGTGCCTTCCGTGGCGGGTGTATCTCCTGCCCAGCCTCCAAGGCCAACTCCCGCGTCCATGCTGACTCGAATCACGTCCACCATACGGTTGGTCTGGACGCAGTAGATCGGAAGCGTGTCCTGCATGGCAGCGATGAAGAAAGTCCCCTGCCTGCCTACCAGAAAGTCGCCAGGCTGGAATTGCCGCGCATCGAACAGCCCAAGCCAGGTGGCTTCGCCGTACTTGTTCGGCGCGCTGTAGGTGAATTTTGTGGTGAATGACGCCGGCAGGGTTTGCAGCGGCAAGGTCGACATCGGGTCATTCGCGCTCGTCGCGCGGAACTGCTGATAATCGAAACCGATCCGCTTCGCTGCTTTGCCGTAGCCGATGTAAATCTTGGACTGAAGTTTTGCGCCGTCCATGTCACCCCCTCGACAGGCTTATTCCGCCATCGCCGAGTGAAGGACCAGGCGGGACGCCGATGAAGCCGCAGAGCTCGCGGCGCCAGATTCGATAGAGTCGCATGCGGTCGGCAACTTCATCCTTGTTGTGCACCCAGACTGCTGCTTGCGCAGTGTCGAGGTTTTCGGTGGAGGACAGAACGTCAGTTTCCAGCCCGGATAGCGTGGTCAGGAAGGCCGACATCCGCGTCTCCTCCTCCGGGCGCAGCGAGTCGAGGCGATGATTCAGTGTCTGCCAGATCATCGGCGCGACCCAGCCCCAAGCCGTGTCCCGCCGGTCATCCAAGGTGATGTCGCCCTGCATTGGATAGCCGCAGTAACGACGCGCATCCGCCTTTTGTTCGTCAGTAAGCATCGCCCGTCCTCGTCGTTACAGCAGGCCACCGCTTGCCGTTTGCACCCATTGGGTGCCGTCATATTCCATGTCCATCCAGCTGTTCAGGCCGAGCGTTCCGAGCGTTCCGATCACGAGCCCGAAAAGGCCAGTAGCTTCCCGCTTCAGCCGGAACCGTGCGCCGCTATATGCGCGAGTTGTGCTCAAGGTGATCGTCCGATTTGCCGTGACGGCGCCGCGCAAAACCTGCGTGGGCGAGTTGACTAGCGCCTGAAGCGTCATTGCTGAGTCAGCGTTTGCAACGATACGGGCAGCAAGAGGCCTGACTGGCTTCCAGTTAACCCCGTCACTCAACACGTAGTCAGGCTGACCGTCGTGCAGATCGGTTACCCAGGCGTATTGCCGGTAGAACTGCGCCGGGTCAGGCAACGCGGCTATCACAAAGGTGCCCGGCAGTATCACCAAGCCAGAGGGCTGAAAGAGCGGCATGTCAGGTCAACTCCGTCACGCGGGCGTTGCCGTTGGCGGACGCCCAAATTCCCGTGATGATGCCGGTGTAGCCGAATGGCACCTCGTAGTAACCGTTCGCAGCGATCTGCACGGTGTAACTGGTCACGCTTGAGGCGCTGCCAAGCTTTAGATAGAGCACGGCGGTTGACTCGTTGAAGACCACTGCACCGCGCCGGGCAGCGTTGGCCGCCAGCAAGTTGGTATTTGCGGCAGTTCCGGCCACTGAGGTCACAGAGCTACCAGCAGGTAATGGGGTCGATGCAACAGGGAGGCCGATGAGAGTGGCTACCCCGCTTGCGTCGATAGTGTAAGGCCCGGAACCGTCGGTTTCCCTGTAGTAGCCGCCGCTTCCCTGCCGGTACCCGCTCCAGGCCGCCGGCATTACTAGGCCGGGATCAACGCTTCGAGGCCGGCCATAGTTTCAGCCTCTTCGAACGCGATGCCTTGCTCAGTCAGCCTGGCTTTGAGAGCGGCCGCTTTTGCTTCGCTTTCAGCGGCCAGCGCCTGCAGTGCAGCCTTGGAGGCGTTGCCTTTGTACTCGACACCCAGTGCATCGAGGCGCGCCTTCGCGTCCTTTGCAGACAGGCCCGAATCATTGGCCTTGCCTTCGCCATAGAGCGTGTGAATGCTCTCGTCGAAGCTCGCTGCATCGATCACGACGAAATCGCCTTGATCCTTGCCCCACGGCTCGACCTTCAATGTCTTGTCGCTCATGTGCTTCTCCAATCATTGGCCCGGAGCCGAAACCCCGGGCGTTTTCATCAGCCCAGCAGAACAGCGCTGTGCTCTGGTTTGACCATCGCTGTACCCCAGGCCAGCGCGATTTCGTACTGGATCTGGCGGTATTGCTTGTAGAGGGACACTTCGAACGACAGGCCGCTCACTGGGTCGGTGATGATCATGCGGTCGGAAGCGCTGTCGCCGCCATCTGGCAGTGCCGGTGCGCGGGTCGCGACTGCGATGGCCGAGCGGGCGAAAGCCATGTTTCGGGTCGACGCCGAAATCACGGTGATCGCGGTAGCCGCGGCCGGAATTGCCTTACGCAGGCCAGGCGCTGCGATAACGATCGCGCCGCCGTTGGAAACGTCAGTGTCGCCGCTCACAACCACATATTTGTTGGTATCGCCCGCGAAGCTGATGATGTCGCCAGCCAGCACGGTACCGGTGCCAGCGGAAGCCAGGCCGATGGAAGTGGCGCCAACTGCAAAACCGGCGGTACTGGTGGTAGCAGCGGTACCGGTGCCAGCAACGATGGTTTTCACCTGAGCCGATTCGCGGATTGCGAAGCCGTGCACGTCCAGCAGCACACCGCGACGCAACAGACTCGTGTCCGCAGCTTCGTTCGCCTTGGTCAGTTGGGCCAATGTGCGCATGTTCGCGCCTGCCGAGGTGTCGATAACCATCTGCAGGTCGCCCAGCGGAGCGCCGTTGTCCGAGAGGATCTTGCGCATTTGCGCAGGGTCGGCCAGGTTGGTGGCGAACGGCGTGGCGCCCGCGGTGCCGTAGGCGCGGGAGGTCTTGACGCAAAGCGCCGCGATGTCCGCTTCGACTTCGTTGACCAGCGCACGCATGCCCTGAGCCAGTTGGTCGCGCAGAATCACGTTGTACGACGCGCCGTTGTTGTCCAGGCCGCGCTTTTCCTCACCGTTCCAGCGAACCGGTACCCGGCGAGCTTTCTGGATGGTCATCGACACTGAGCCGATGGTCTGATCACCATCGTTCGGCGGCGTGACGGCCGGGGTGATGTCGGTCGCGGTTGCAGCAGGCGCGACCGGCGAGGTGACGGTCTGGCCGACGGCAGCACGCGCGAAGGTCATGTCGGAAGATACGGCCGGAATGAAACCGACCAGTTCACGGGACACCACGTCCAAAGCGTTGTAGATCGTGGTGGTAAGGCCGGTGAGAGTGTTGCTCATGGATGACTCCTAAGGTCAGTCGGTAACTTCACCGCCCGATAC